ATTTGTGCCATATCAGAACCAGATACAGAGTATTTGTCCTTGATAATGATTGGAGAGTTTTCGAAGATGAAATCATCAGCCTCTAAAGAACCTTCCATTCCGTTAGTTCCTTTTTTAAATTCAGAACCATAGATAAATACACTAACATCAGAATTACCAGCTCCAGTACCTGCAGTTACTAATCCACCTGCTTCATAAAAAGCAACATCGAAAGTATTTGCACCTGCAGCTACAGCAGTAACGATAGCTTTGTTAGAACCACTTCCATCGTTTTGGATAACCATAACAGTCTGTCCAACTCTAACAGCAGGTCTGTTTCCAGTAGCGAAAGCAGGAACACCTGTATCGTTAATTTGGAAAGTAGCAGTATCAGCAGCAGCAGCAGCAGCAGTACCAACCTTTGTATATTTAATATGTAATCTTCCTTGCTCTGCCCATTTAATTAAGTCAGAGTTTGATGGCATTTCTGCCCCTACCATTCTTAAGAATGATGAAATTGTTCTATTACCATACCTTTCGAATTCTTTCTCATATGTATCTGGAAGATACTGATTTAAGAAATCAAAGTTAGTAATGTAGTTTGTCGCCAACGGCACTCTTTGTGCACTTGGTTGAAGATCAAAACCTGGTGTTGCTTGTACACTCATTTTACTTTTCTTTTATTTTTTTTTAAAAATTATTTTCTTGATCTAATCTTTAAACCTCGACCTGAGTCTTTGTTTAGAGACCTGACCTGTAATCCATCTTTTGACTTAGTTACCTCTGGAGCATTGCGAGTATCCATCTTTACATTTTTCAACTCTCTCATAGTCTTATCTGCTGCAGCAGACTTACCTTGCTCGTAAAAGAACTTAGCAAACTTTTCAGGATGCATTGCCATTGCTAAAGAACGGTGATATCCTTGTGCATCACTAAGAGTTCCTTGCTCATCCAAAAACTTCTGTATGAAGTTCTGTGGATTTAACTGAGAATTCTTAATCTCATTTGCATCTCCAGGATTAAAGTAAACCTTTTTGTCATCAACTGTAAATTCAAAACCTTTGAACTCATTGAAAACATCGTCAGTCTTCTTTACAAAAACCTCTTGCTTACGCTTAAGGCTTTCATCCATTGTTTTAGCATTAGCTATATAATCACGATAAGCTTGGATCTCTTCCTGATCAACATTGCTAGTATCCCCACTTGACTCAAGAGGGATGCTGTATTGCTCTTGTTGTTTCTGAAAGTATTCTTTCGCTTTCGCAATAGTCTTTTTTGTTTTAAGTTGTACCTTCTTAATATCTTTATCATCATCTAAGTCTTCATCATATGTATAGTCCGACTCAATTAATGTTTCGATATCATCTGCATCTAAACCATTTTCAGTTGCAGTTAAGTAACTCCTTAATAAAGCATCGTTGTCCATTTCATCATAGTTCCTTTGAACTTCAATAAAATCATTGAACCCTCTGCCTGTTTCTTTCTTGTACTTTAGATACTGAGCGACATCTTCTGGTAGAGGATCATTCTCCTCTCTCGTCTGATTTAATTCATCTAATGATGTTATCTCTCTTCCGTATCTATTACCAATAAATTTAAGAACGTCTTCCTCATTTAGCTCTGAGGTTGGAGCAACTTCCTCTGTAGTTTCAGTTGTTGTATTTTCTGCAACAGGTGTCTCTACAGTTTCAGTTGTATTTGTTTCTTCAGAATCAGTAAACTGTGCTTCGTGCTTATCTAATAATTCTTGCTCTATTTGTTGAGATGACTTTTCTTCCGATGAGTCATCTAATGCTCTTACCTTAATGTCCATTGTCGATTTGATTTAATTATTACAAAGTTAAATAAAAATTATTTATGTTTTAGACAGTGTTATCTTGGATTAAATTCTGCTAGATCAAAGCCATCTAAGCTATCTTCATTTGACTCAAAATTGACTGGAGGTAAATTATTTTTCCTCTGCTCAATAAGTTTAGACTGCTCTGTGTTAGCTTGACTAATTCTTTTAGCTTTAGCATCCTCTCTTTGACTTTCTCTTTGTGATAGACCTTGATTATTAATCTGAGCTAACTGCATATTTAATTGGAACTCTTTGTCCATTAACTGTGCTTTTAATGCTGCCTCGTTCTTCATCTTCTCAATCTCAAAAGCAATATCAGCTTGTCTGTACTGCATCTTAGCTTGAGTTTCTGCTTGAAGTTTCTGCATCGCAGTCTGAGAAGCTAACTCTTGAGACTTCAACTGCTGTTGAGCCTGCATAGCCTGCTGTTGCATAGCCATCTTTTCTTCTCTTTCTTGCTTGCTCTTTCTCTTAAGTTTTAATAACTGATTAGCAACCTTGATGTTTTTAACTTCTCTAATATCTATTGCATCTTCTAAATTAATATCTCCTTTAGATAAAGCCATTTGAATATTAGCTTCTAGCTGTGCCTTTTGTTCTTCATCAGGTGATAGCTCAATAAATACACCAAAGTCATAAATGTATAAGTCGTTTATGTCTTCTAGTATAGATACATTATACTTACCAATCTGATTTATAAACTCATCTTTGAAGTCTGCATACTCTAATATGTCAGCCACCCTATAAGTAATAGCTTCTGCTAATGATCTATATACATACAAACTACCATTAAGTATATGTCTAGTAGCTACATTAGAATTCATAGCTGCTAACTTCTGTAAACCAACTAAAGAATTAGGGTCTGGAGAACTTCCGTCCCTAGCCTCGTTTAATCCTGTTACAGTTCTAATTTGGTTTAAGTAATGGTTGTAGTTAGTAATTAGCATCTGTGTTTTAGATGCACCAGAACTAGACTGTAGTTCTTGAATAGGTACTCTAGCTTGATTAAAGTCTCCGTCTTGCGTGTAGCTTCTACCAATAACCGAACCTGTTTGGAAATATAACCTTAATGCATCTTCAGGATTATAAGCATTACCTGTTCCAAGGTCTACTTCATTTAATCCATCTGCATCTATATATACCCCATCAGGTACTACTCTTGATATTACTTGTTGAAGCTTCAAGTGTGTAATCTGAATTAAATCAGCAAATGGAATCATTCTTCTTACCAATGACTCTATTACTCCCTTATACATTCTTGGAGCTACAGCTACGTAGTTTGGTAATGCGTGCTGAGTAGCAGACTGTGGTCTAACCATATTCTCCATCAACTCCCACTTAAGTATAATGTTGGTTCCCATAACCATTACCCCATTATACCAAACGTCAATAGTCTTTTCAACTTTCTCAAAGCTGTTTTCTTCCATCATATCTGATGGTGGATTGAAAGTATCATCTTTTCTGATCATACTAACATTACCATTATCTTTTATCTTTCTTTTATATACTACCTTTTTAGTAGTCTTATAATTAAAGTACATTAAGGTTGCAGTGTCTTTATAGAATATATCATTCTGATAAAACTGTGCAACATTATAATAGTCATACCAACTCTGAGAGTATTGAGATATCTCTTCTAAATCATCATTAGTAAGAGAGGTATCAATTTTTACTAACTCAGTAATTGGAACTGTCTTAATCTCTCCCCAGTAAAAACAATCTTTAAAGTGCGGATCTTCCGTGTAGCTATATACTACATTGGCAGGATCTACATACGATATCTTAACTCCGTCTCCTTCTTGGAACTCGTGCTTTGCTACAGATATACCTATTACGGTTTGATCGTAGTCTATTTGTTTTCTTATGTCGTTATAGTGATTACTCTCAAATATAGTATTGATAGCCTCTTCTTCTGCTATCTCTATTGCAGGCTTGTAGTTCAACTGCATATACAGCTTCATCTCTTCGTCTGACTCAGGTAGTTCGTCTGGATTAACAGTAAAAGGATTTACTCCTGTCTTTTCTTGTATGATATTAAGCATTGGCTTTGCAAGCATCTGCCCTTCTATCATCTGTTGGTACTCACTTCTTTTGGATTGGGAAATCGCATCTTGAGCATAAGCCTTTGGTTCAAACATCCTGTCTTGCATTCCATTTACTACAATGTCTACAAACTTAGGAAGGATTGGTACAGGGGTCCAGTCAAGATTTAAATAAGATAAATCACCATCAACAGCTATTTCGTTTTTATACTTTCCAATAGGCTGTTCACCTCTAGCGTATAATCGCAGTCTATGAAAATCTCTCCACTGTGAATAATACCTACAACTGTTTCCGTCTTTCCTGAACCATTCATACTGAATTGCCTGACCAATTTGCAACCCAAATTCGACTGTTGCTTTTTCACTGTCTGAAACAAATTGGCTTGGAAACCCTGCAGATGATATGTTAATGTCTACCTTTTTCATCTAATTATTTGACTTGTATTTCCCTTATTATCGTACTTAGCAAAGTTAATCTTTATTTTTGACACTTTTTTTTCAGGTGTGTACAGGTGTTTTTGGGTTGCCATTATAGCTAAACCTGAACTAATAGAGGCATCATACTTCGTTCTATTTGAAATATCAAACTTTGCCCAATCCTCTAATGTTCTTGTAAACACCATATCCTTCATCTCCATATCCTCTTGCATCCCAACGTGATTCTCAATATAAGACTCAATAGCTGATGCGTGTGCTTGTTTTACGTCCTCACTAGAGTTAGGTATACCTCCAAGTTCTTTTTCTGTCTTAGAAAGCTTTGTATACTGTTTGTCAGGTCTGTTCATACAGAATCCTCTGTATCCTCTATTCTTAAAGTGGTATAGCAGTCTTGGCTTATTATTCTCAATAAGAATAGGCATACCGTAAAACACACAAGCTTTAAGAACGTCTTCAAAAAAGATCTCAGCCGTCTGAGGTCTTGCGACATACTCCAAGAAAAACTGATTACTCGGTGCATTGTCCATATTAAACATTGTCTTACCGTGTAAGGCTCCATTGGAACCCCCACCTCCAACAACTCCTGAGATGTCATAGCTGTCACAACCAAATGCTCCAATGTGTTCATTGCCTGGATATTTTATACCGTTTTTTTCTGTAACCCTATTNTGNAATCCTTTCTCTGGAGTCCACGATACGTAGAACCTACCNCTCTTGTCAGGANTAAAAATAACCTTTGTGTCTTTAATTCCATCTTTCCAGGTTAGGTTACCNCTAGTTAGGTGATGCTCTATTATTAAAGANTCATTATAATCTATCTGNTGATATATCTTAGTTAAGTTAAATATAGACTGCTTGCTCTCATCTCTAAATGCGTGAGACTCTGTTCTTGGGAACTGCCTATAAAATTCATTNAGTGCATCTGGATCATTCTTTAATGACTCTACCTCTGCCTCCCAATAGTCTATAGCACCNTGATATATATACTCACCATCAATTCCTANTATTGGATCTTTAGGTGTTCTAAANACNGGCATACCATATNTGTCTATGAACCCTTCCATATTCCATTCCATTGGAACNAATANAGAATATAGACCTGACCTTGTCTGTCCGTTGGCATTTCTCTTNCTAACATCAGAGTCGTAGTATAACTTCTTNAAGTTGTCTCCCCCTTTCTCAAGTGCNTTAGATGTTGAACCCATCATACACTTACCAATAACTTTACTACCTAACCTNAAACAAGTCTTTGTTACTCGCCAGTTGTTTAATATATTATTTGGTTTAATCCACTTACCACTCTCATCGTGAACTAATAACAATAACTTCTCTCCATCATAGGAGTTGTCATCTGTATTCTTCCAGTCAATTGTTGTATCTAAACCAATCAGATCATCGTCTGAGCTATCAAACATATTCTTTTTTGTAATCTTTGAAGCAGGAATCCTAAACGCTAATTCAGTCTTAGGTTTATCCATACCATCCATTATAGGTTTAAAGAAGAACGGTAGCCTATTGTTTATAGGCACTACCTTATCTGTAAACATCTTTTTAGCATCAGCACCTGTCTTAGACAGTATACCAACCCTTGCATCTTTTGCAAGTGTTCCTGTATTAACACACTCAGATGAACTCATAAATGAAAACCCAGAACGTCTAATCTTTAAATAGTCTTGACCAAAGCTTCTCTTGTCTGCCTTGCAAGCCTCCCAGTGTATAAACAATAATCTGTTAGCTTCTCTAAAGTCAGGATAACCTACGTCAATAGAAGTCCACTGCAGATACATATAATGTGAACCTGTGATATAAGTTGGAACTCCGTTTGACATAAACCACATCCCATCATCTCGTCTATCAAACTCTTCTTCTATGTATTCTACCCATCTGTTCTTAAACTCAGACGACCTCTCGTTCCATTGGAATATAGACTGAATCTTTCCTAACTCTTTAGGTAGCTCTTCTCTCTCCCAATACTGGTTAGGTTTACTTGAGCTTCTTTTATATACATCTTTGGAATTTTTTGGAAGTGCTATCCTTAAGTTTTGTATAACTATGATATCACCTATTTCTCCTGTCTTAGATATTATTACTATGTCGTACTTAGGGTCATAACCATACTTCCAAGTCTTTGCTTTGTTCTTGGATGTAAGAACGCTTTTAGGTATTACGTCCTCTAGCTTACTGTATAAGTTATTTTGATCTTCTTTCTGCAAACCCTTGTTTTGTGCTTGTTTTATCTAATCCTTTATCTATCGAATTGATAGCTTCTTGTTCTGTTTCTATTCTACTTAGTATTTCGAATGCATCAAATATAGCTAACTTTTTTGTAGCTGCTGCGTTTTTTAATCTGTCTGCTGCAATTTCATCTTCAGATTCATACTTTATAATATCTTCCCTAGCTACCTTTATAAGTTGCTCTACAGCTTGATGACCAGCGTCAATAATCTTTTGTTTTATTTCTCTACTAGACTTCATTATATTACTACAGTTATCTGATGGTCATACATTCTATACAACTTCTCGTCATCAATCCTAAACTCATACTCACTGTCAGGCTTAAAACAAACCTTATCTCCTGGTTTAATACCTTCACTCTTTAAGTATTCGTTTGGATACTTTATCTCACCAACTAATGGCTCTTCAGTAAGTGGCTTATAAATATAACTATCTTCTGGAGAAACAGGCTTGACAAAACAATACCTACCCACTGCATTCCATTTATCTTTATTCTTATACGCATAGTACTGATCTTCTTCTACAAAAAATAAATCATCCTTAAAATAACTCTTACCACTTCTTTGCTTTCCTTTCATATCATTGTAATACTTAAAAACATTGTGGTGGACCATAAGTGTATCTCCTACTTTTATTGGTCCCTTGTATCCTACTGGAAGCTCAATTACTTCAGCTTCTCTGTTTGAGTATTTATGATCTTCTGTTGAAGCACTGACTACAAATTCAATACCTCCAATCTCTTTTGTATTATTGTATCTTCTCCTGTCGTTAGGCTTTACTATAAATGCAAATGGTGATTTCATAGATTTAATTTATGAGCCACAACCAAAACAATCATAACTTGAATCCATTGGTTTGACTCCGTTTAATTTCATTTTAATATTATGCTCCCTATCTTTTAGGTTAAGCTTATCTTCAAAAGACAGATTCTCTGCTTCTAATTTTTTAGCAATTAATTCTAGCTCATTCAATAAATCTGAATTCCCCTCCATCCTTATAAATATTTTGTACGTTAAAAATTAATATTGTATTCAATAGACATTGGTATGGACTGGTTAAATTCTTTCCACCTCATTACCTCGTCATCCTTTTGAATGTATATTATAATTGATTGACTCTTAGATTCATACTTAATTAAATGTATAACATAAGACCTATTAAGAACCTCTTGCCCCACTATGTAGTGCATAGCTCCAGACTTGTAGTCAGGACCAACAGATATTTTTCTTATATCGCTCATTTATAATATATATTTAATTTTGATATCCTCTTTTATATGTTGCTGATACTAATGTACTTTCTGTTGCTCTTGGCATATCTGATAAAATATAGCTGTCACATATTGCATCTAACTGTGTTTTTTCGTCTATTCGTGCAATACAATTTTTCATAACAATCATAAAACAATCATTATGATTCTCGTTATAATTTACATAAACCTCATCTCCATAAGGTAGTAAATCTTGTCTTAGTGCTTCTATATTTATTGCCATAACTTAGTAATCAAATCTTAAATTAACTCTTGTACTTTCTCTTGCCGCAGTTCCAGTAGGTATATTATCATCTTGCTCTACCATCCATCCTCTATTTGTAGATTGTGAAGCTGTTGAAGTCTCCCAACTTGGGTAACCCGAACCCCAAGCACCATCAAAATTATCCCAACGAATAACAATATTATCTACTCCATTCCAACAGAAATTAGTATCAAAATCTAAACCCCACCAGCCTGGAGGATTAGAATAAAAACTTTTTTGATCTACAACTTTAGTTAAATCTGTTACTGTTATATCAGATAAATCAATTTGACATATTTGATTTGGAAAACTTGATTCTTGACAATGACCTATCCAAATATCTTGATTAAGATAAGTATAACCTCCACCTGTTGCACCTTCAATTTCTATTCTTGTAAGCTGTTTAGCACCTGTTCCTAATTCACTTGCAAGATATATTTGACCACAGCGACTATAATCATATAATCCGTTTAATGGAAAGAATGAGTTATTTGTAGTTCCATTAGTTTGTACGTTTTGAGTTGAACCAACTATAGAAGCACACTGATCACCACTATCCATCATTACTTGTTGTTGAAAGAAAGACATCTTATCCGTAGTTTTGTGATACGTTAGCTAAATATATTTCGGGATCTGGATTAGAGCTAACGCAAGTTAAAGCAACTACGTCTATAGCGTTATTTGTAGGTGTAACAGCTAGTGTATATGGAGCAGTTTCACCTGCAAACTTAACTGCAGATGGAAATACTACATTTCTTGACACCGATCCTTGTATTATCTGTATAAAACACGATGCTCCTGCTTTTACACTAGTCATAGTTAATGTCACATCTCCAGTTGCACTACCTAAATCTAATATAACTACATTACCATTCGACCAATTTATCGCTTGAGACGTTCCAGTTGGCGTAAATGTTTGTGGAGGAGAATATGATGTTCCATTCGTTACTACAGCTCCATTAACAATTAAATCAGCAGTAATATGAACATCACCATTACCTTCAATTTTAAGTACATCAAAATAAGTACCCGAACCTGAACCTGCATCATTTTTAAATATAATTTCCCCTCCTCCAGTAGTGGCATTATAGGCATTTTTATTTGTAATCACTAACGCATCACTACCAGAATCAAAACCTATAGTTGCTTGCTCTCCCCCTGCGTCATAGAAAGACATTATGCCATTTCCAGTTGCAGCCGAGCTTTCTAATTTAAGAATTTCTCCACTACCTTGTACTTCTACATTTCCAGTAAAAGTATGATCGCCATCTCCATCAATAATATATCTTGTTGCTAAAGAAGTTGAACCATTAGTTACAGTCTGTATACCAAATTTTGTACCATAGTTACTATTTTCTACATAGTTTTCGCCTGCTAAGAATAGGATTCTTCCACCTAGTCTAAATCCAGTTCCACTATGTCCCGAGCCTTGAATCTCTCCAAGAGTGTCTCCAGATTGTACGGCTGTTGAAGAGTCAATAGTCCCTCTTGCACTAGATAATACTAATTCCCCAGAATTACCCGTACCGTATCCATATAGTAAACAATTAGCGTCATTAGTTTCAACTTTGCTTTGAAGATAAGTAGAACTAATATTAGATGTATTATCGTTAATTGAATTACCTACTGTTAAAGTAGTAGTACTCCAAGTAAAATTAGCATCTCCATCAATTGAATCTGTTCCATCAAATACAGCAATTCTATTGTTTGCTCCAGTTGATGCAGTAACATAATCTTCTGCTATATAAGCATCTGCTATTGGAGTAGCTTCCCAAACACCAGATTTAATTGTTCCTGATTGTGTTTCGTCTGATGAATTTAAAATAATCTCATCAGCATCCAATATAATTTGCGAAATATCAGGTGAATCTTGTACGTTTATGTTAAAGGTATTAGGATCAGTAAATCCTAAATAACCTCTTCTATCAGAACCATTAGATTGATACCAAGTCATATAATTATTACCACTAGTATCTTGAGCAGTGCTATTTATAAGTTTAAGCTTAGAATCGCCACTCCCATTTAAGTCAAGCTGCCCACTGATTACAGAACTTCCATCAACAGCTAACGCTTTTCCACTAATAGGTGTTGTTCCTATACCTACATTACCTGTAATTTTAGTATTACCATCAGAATCTATTGCAAATCTTTCTGTTGGAGTTATTTCACCAGTTGCATTAGTATCAATAGTATATCTAACACCTTGAGCCGTTGTACTCCAATTCTCTGCTGCTCTAACTTCAATTAATGCACCAGTTGATAGATTTGTAGGATCTGCAACATCATAAGCACCCATTATTCTTTGTGCAGATATTAATTGTGAATTAACCAAAGGAGATTCAGAACCAACCGTTCCATTCCATCTACCAAATATTATTTCACTTCCTACAGATGTACCATTAGATTTTGTATATAAATATAGATTAGCATCATCACTTTCACTTAAATTATAAAAATAATCAGGATGTACTCTTGAATATTCTGTTCCATTAGACACCTCTAAAGTAGAACCATTCCAAGTAAAGTTAGAATCCCCTTCAATAGAATCTGTACCATCAAATACAGCAACTTGGTTATTGCTTCCACTTGTTGCAGTAACTGCACCTATACTAGATATTTCAGAACTTACATAAGAAGCAATTTGATCACCAGTTGCTAATGCAGTTTCTCCTACTGCTACGGTTGCTGTTAGTATATCTAACTCTGCACTAGATGAACCATTAGTTACAGTTAACTGGTTTAATGTATTTGATGTTATTCCAGTTACAGTACCACCACTATTTGCATAGTTAGGTATGTTTAATACACCAGCGTTTAATTGAGCAGCACCAGAAGTGCCACTAGTTGTTATTGATGTTACTACACCATCACCAACACCTGCACCTATTAAGGTTCTTATTTCAAGATCAGTTACTCCACTAGCTAAAGTAGGAGATCCACTTCCTGAGAATATAGCAGGTTCTGCAAAAGCTGTTTTATTATTAAAAGTATTCCAGTCTGTAGATGTTAAAACACCTGTTGCAGTACCACTTGCTTCACCAATTGAAATACTAGGGGTTGTAGTAGGATCTGTAATTGTAACAAAAGAATCAGTAGTGTTTACACTTGTAACACCTGAAGGAATAGCAGCTATTTGAGTGTTTACCCAACCTACATCAGGGATCCATCTATTTCCATAAGTAGAAATTCCATTAATAGAATAGTTCCCATCATATTTCATTCCTCTAGATAAGGAAGAAACAATCTCTATTGTAGTAGGATTAACCTTTATTTCATTATCTCCAGAGCCACTTAAGGCTTTTATCCCAACCTTACCATCACTATTAGTTCTAACTCTTGCTTCTCCTCCTGTACCATTTACTGTTTTCATTTCTCCTATAGTAGATCCTACGTGTTTAAAATGAGAAATTTCAGTACCGTCTGTTGTTTCCATCAATAGATTATTAGCACTAAAATCTATCTGATGATCATAAGTTACATTATTTAAAGTAATGTTAATTGGAGTAGTTACTGTTGCTGTACTCCCTTCACCCATTACTTGTTGTAAGGTTGGAGAGTAAACAGGTATGTTTAATATGTTATTTGTTAAACTTGCAGGACCAGATGTACCGTTTATACTTATTGAAATTCCTGATGAAGACCCTGTAGCTACGCTAGATATTTGACC